GCATGATGTAGAAGGCAGAGAAAAAGCCTTAGTAAAACTAAAGGCACTAGAGGAATTTGAAGCATCTATTCAATCAATCGCACACAATGGCGAAATTGAAAAGAAGCGTGTAAAGGTTTTTTAACAACCATAGAGGTCAAAAATGAGTGAAAACACCAACCCACAAGGGAGTGTAGACAATTCTGTATCAGGTGCAGCTAATGCATTTATGTCTTTTCTTGAACCACAAGCGGAGGAGGCGAAAGCCCAACCAGAACCTAGTGAGGCAGAGTATTCTGCCGAGTCCGAGGAGCAAGATGTAAGTGCAGAAGAAGCTGAAAGCCAAGAAGAAGAAGTAGAGGAACTCCCCAAATACCGAGTTAAAGTCTCTGGTGAAGAAGTGGAAGTTAGCCTTGATGAACTTTTGAATGGTTACAGTAGGACTGCCGATTATCAGAAGAAAACCCAATCTTTAGCGGAACAACGAAAGGCTGTAGAGGCTGATCGAGTAAAGATTGAGGAAGCAGCAAAGACCAGAGAAACCTATGCCCAACGACTCCAAGTCATTGAACAATTGTTACAGCAACAAGATCAAAGCCAAGATTTAGCATCACTCAAGGCAGAAGATCCGATTGCTTACGCAGTTGCCATGGCAGAGAAGATGGAAAGAGATAAGCAGTTGCAAGCGGTGCAGATGGAAAGACAGCGAGTTCAACAAGAACAGCAGTCTCACCAACAAGCCCAGTTGCAAAAGCATATCCAATCAGAACAGGCAAAACTTGTAGAGGCTATCCCAGAGTTTAAGGATGATGTGAAAGCCGAAGTAATCCGTAGAGACATACGCAATTATGCTAAAGCTCAAGGATTCTCAGATCAAGAACTGTCTCAGGTTTACGATAGTCGCGCTGTACTCATGATCTATAAAGCAGCACAGTACGATAAGTTGATGGCAAACAAAGGTGTTACTTCTAAGAAAGTAGCCAATGCTCCTAAGACTATTCGACCAGGAACTTCTAATCCGCAGAGTTCTGAGAATGAAACATTTAAAAAAGAGAGAGCCGTATTACGCCAATCTGGCAATAAAAAGGATGCGGTTCGTTTATTTGAACGATTTTTATAAAGGAATTTAATCATGGCAGCATATGATCGCTACACCGCTATTGGTGCGCGTGAGGACTTAACCGATGTTATTTATGACATCAGCCCTACCGACACCCCAATCATGTCATCCATTGGTAAAACCAAAGCAACATCGGTTAACCACGAATGGCAAACTGATGCCCTCGCAGCAGCTACCACTTCCAACGCATTAGTTGAAGGTGCAACTGCTACCGAAGGTACTATCGCCCCAACAACTCGCCTTGGCAACCTTACACAGATCGTTGGTAAGACTGTTATGGTTTCTGGTACTCTCTTGGCTTCTGACCTTGCTGGTCGTAAGTCTGAGATGGCTTATCAGTTGGCTAAGGCTTCTGCTGAGATCAAGCGTGATATTGAGACAATCATCACCGCTAACCAAGCTCAAGCAGCAGGTACATCTGGTTCTGTAGCTCGTAAGATGAGTTCGTTGTTGTCTTTCATCAAGACAAACACAAACAAGTCTGCTGGTACAACTGCTGGTGTTGACCCAACCACAATCGGTGTATCAGTCCGTACCGATGGTACAACTCGCACCTTTACTGAGACCATCCTCAAGGATGTTATCAGCAAGGTATTCATTAGTGGTGGCACACCTTCCGTATTGATGGTATCGCCTGCTCTCAAGCAGACAGTATCAGGCTTTACTGGCTTGGCTGCACAACGCTATCAAGTACCTACGAATGGTCAAGCAACCATCCTAGCCGGTGCTGATTTATATCAGTCCGACTTTGGTGTATTGCAGATCGTTCCTAACCGCTTTATGCGTACTCGTGATGCCCTCGTACTCGATCCTGAGTATGCAGCATTGGCTTACTTGCGCCCATTCCAGACCAATGATATTGCTAAAGTTGGCGATGCTGACAAGAAGCAAATCTTGGCTGAATTGACCTTGGAAGTTCGCAACGAAGCTGCTCATGGTGGCGCATTCGACTTATCTGCTTGATATTAGGTAGATAATAAGTAGAATAGAGGGTAGACAAAATCTACCCTCTTTTCTATGATCGTTTACATTATGGGAGGTCTGGGCAACCAGATGTTCCAATACGCAGCAGGATACGCAGTAGCTAAGACACTAGGAGAAACCCTAGAGTTGAACACTACTTTTTATCAAGACAACAAAAATAGACAGTATGAACTAGGGGTTTTCCCTATATCGTTTCATGTAACAAATAATGTTGCAGAGCAGATACAGGAAAGACAACATAGTTACCAAGAGATCACCAAATCAGGAATGATGGTGGGATATTGGCAGTGAGAAATACTTTGACTTTGTAGAAGATGAGATCCGCAAGGAGTTTTATCTACCCAAGGCAGAGATAGACGATAACATGGTGGCAGTAACAGTCCGTAGAGGCGATTATTTGAGCCTACCAGATGTTTTCGTACAGTTGGATGAGGCTTACTATAGGGAGGCTAGAAAGAACTTCCCTAACAGCGTTTTTGTGGTTTTCTCAGATGACCCTGAGTGGTGTGCAGAGAACCTAGAATGGGCTGATATGGTCATGCCTTGTAGCAATCCTGTGCAAGATTTAGCGTTGCTTTCTTCCTTTAAAAACCATATCATAGCGAATAGCTCGTATGGTTGGTGGGGTGCTTGGCTTGCTAAAGGAAACAAAGTAGTAGCACCAAAAAAGTGGTTCACCAATGGGCTAGACGATAGCGATATTATTCCTGAAAGGTGGATCAAACTGTGAAGAAATACTTAGAAACTGTAGATGGCGAGATTCGTACAGCATTATCGGATGGCGATGGTGGGATTATTATCCACTCCCAAACCGATTTAACGGATTTTGCAGAGCATACAAAAGCGCAGTACAACAATAATCCTGGCAAAACAGGATGGTCAGGCGAAGTGTTTGACCCAAAGAACAAGATAGCAGAGTTACCCCTAGCAATTATTAATGATCTGAACGCTAAAGGCATTATGCGTGGCTTTCATATCCAAGACCCTAAAGCCCTCAAGAAATGGCTAAATGACCCCGATAACAGGGTGTTTAGAACAAGAGGGGGTGAGGTATGAGAATCGCTATTTGTATCCCTGCTAGAGGGCAAATGGAGGTCGCTACAGCGTTTGATTTGGTGGCAATGTGTGCGTATACCATTAAGACCACAAAACACGATATAGACCTGTTTACGAGTGCTGGAACGCTAATATTCGATCAGCGTAATAGCTTGGTAAAAACAGCCTTAGAAATAAAGGCAGACTATCTACTATTTGTAGATGCTGATATGAGGTTTCCAAAAGACACACTCAAGATCCTCATGGCTCACGATAAAGATATTATCGGAGTCAATGCGACAACACGATCTGAGCCTGTCAAACCGACAGCCAAAAACTTCAAGATAAGCGAAGTGGATGGATCTGTCGATTGGTTTCCTATTTATTCCAACGCAATGTCAGGAATCAGTAAGGCTGATGGCATTGGCTGCGGAGTAATGTTGGTTAAGACCAAAGTGTTTAAGGCGATGGAAGAACCTTACTTCTACTTTGAGCAACTTGGTAATAATAAGATATTAGGTGAGGATATTTACTTCTGCATTAAAGCAAAAGATGCAGGATTTGATACTTGGGTAGATCACGATCTATCGAAAGGCATCCGGCACATCGGGCAGTATGTCTATGGCTGGGATAACATCGAAATACCAAAAGAGTAAGAGAGATTATGGCTTATACAAACTTTACCGATCTCAAAGCATCGGTGGCTAACTACTTAGGTCGATCTGACCTAACATCGGTTATCCCCGACTTTATTAGCTTTGCAGAGCTACGCATGGCTAGAGACCTACGCACTCGGCAGATGTTACAGTCAGCTACAGCATTAACAGTAAGTGGTGATGGCAAAGTAGCCTTACCAACAGACTTCTTAGAGATTCGGGATTTGCATATCCAAGGCAACCCAAGATACCCAGTTACCTATATGTCTCCTAGTATATTTACTAGGGATGCTCCAGCAGACGAGAGTGGCAAACCAATTTATTACACAATCCTGGCAACCGAGTTTGAGTTAGCACCAAAGCCAGATACAGCGTATACATTGGAGATCCTCTACTATGCTAAACCTACTGTATTGTCTACTGGTAATGCAAGCAATGTATTTCTTGCTAATTATCCAGATGCTCTCCTCTATGCCTCTCTTTTAGAAGCAGAGCCATACTTAATTAACGATGCAAGAAGTCAGACATGGGCAACCCTGTACGACAGAGCAATTAAAAACATATCCGATGCAGACCAAAATGGCGAGTATTCGGGTGTTCCATTACAAATGCGCGTAACATCACGATAAGGAAATATCATGGCTGAAATGTCAAACTACCTAGAGAACGCACTAATCAATGCAACTCTACGAGCAACAACTTTTACCTCTCCTTCTGTAGTCTATGTTGGTCTCTATACAGCAGACCCAACAGATGCTGGATCAGGAACAGAGGTAAGTGGTGGATCGTATGCTCGACAATCAGTAACTTTTGGAGCACCGAGCAATGGTGTATCTACAAACTCTGCTGCGGTAGAGTTCCCACAATGCACATCGACTTGGGGAACAGTAAGCCATATTGGAATATTGGATGCAAGCACAAGCGGTAATCTGTACTACCATACAGCACTAGACAGTTCTAAAACAATAGAAACAGGAGATGTATTTAAGATCGCAATCGGTAATCTATCTGTTACCTTAGCTTAATATGTCTACTATCGTTACCAGAGCCGGTAAAGGCTCTCCGCTTACCCATGTAGAGGTAGATGCTAACTTTACCAATCTTAATACAGATAAAGTAGAAAAGACTGCTGCAGCCATTACAGGCGGCACAATCAATG